TTATTAGGCATGTCTTACCTTGAATAAAATAAATTTCTAGGCACAAATCTAATAGGTGCCTTTTCTCTATCCTCTTGTGATGCTAGATCCCATTGTTTTTCATAATCAGATTGTAGGAAAGCTACTCTATTAGGATCAATTTCTGGTGACTTTTGAGCTAAATAAAATGCCAATCCAGCTACCATTGCTGGTAAAAATCTGAATGGAATATCATTTACTACTACACCAGTGCCTGCATCTTGAATACGTCTTAAACGCCAATAAACGAATGTATAGTTACCACCTGAGTTAGGTGTAGGCCATACATTAATATTTGGTAATAATGGTATAGATAAATAGTTATATGGACTTGTAGTCGCTATATGTGCTGTTGCAGTTGTACCATTTTGACCACGGAAACAATTTAATAATTGGTTCGTAGAGTTATTCACATTTTGATACATAATGATTTCATTATCTATTTGAATATAACCAGTAGCTGCAAGATCTTGTACGCTACTTACTGTAATTGTTGTATCAGATGCACTAATAGATGCAGCCAAATATACAGTAGAAGTTGATGTATTACCAGACTGTCTATTAATCCATACTTGGATAGGACGTCCAGTAGCATTTTTATTAGGTATTGTAGAATATGTATCTTCTGAAATACGGCTAATATTAATATCTACTTGGTTAGTATCTGCACCAGTTCTAACAACCGTACTTAATAAGTCAATTGTGTCTATAGGTAATGGGTAAGTAATCTGACCTGTGACTAAAGGAATCTGACCTTCTTCTACAGTCCATAAATTAATACCACGATTAGCCCATTCTACTGTTAATAAGTTTAATGAACGTCTAGCAGTTCTAAAATCATAACCTGTTCTTAATTCTAAACCACAACGTTCAAACGCCTCTTCAATGAGGTCGTTCATGTTTAGATTAAAGACTGAGGTACCTGTGGTTTTATCTACCATTATTTACCTAATTTGCGTAATGTTTGAGCTAATCTAGCTTTTTGACCAATCTTACCTGGTTTTTTTGCGGCAGCCGCTAATTTACCAGCAGGAATCTTTTCACCAGCTTTAGTTTTTAGCGCTTTACGCAAACTTCCTGGTTTCTTAATTGCACCAGATATCCAATTTTTAGTAGCCATAGTTTTGCCTCCTTTGGCATATTGAGTAAAATCCGTATTATCTCTACGGGCTTTTGTTTTACCTTTTGGCATTTTTGATGGGGCTATATCACCCATTCCACGAGAAGCTCTCATATTACCTTCCTAAAGGTATAGAAGCTAATCCACCAACGGCCATAGGTTGTGTTTGGAATTGACCATTAGTTGAATATGCATCATTGGGTTGATTGGGTTCAACATTAGGTATTGTGCTTGGATTTTGACCAGGATGTCCTTGTATGTTGAATGTTTGTGGTGAATAAGGATTAACACCAAATTGTGGTTGTGAGCTTGGATACATGCCTGGATACCATGATTTAGGTTGTCCTTGTGTTAGCATATTAGCTGGCAACATAGTGCTATAATCATTAGTTTCTTGCGTATTTTGATTTTGTTGTTGATTGCCATCAGCCATTCCATCCATTCTATATGGAGATTGTGCTGGACCTTTAGCATTTGCCATACTTGCATTAGCAGGCTGACTACCTGGTACTGGAGCTACAGGATTGTAACTAGCTGGTGGATTATTAACACCAATAGGTTGATATGTTGGTTGACCGTATGTAGATGCAGCAGGTCCTTTAGCTTGAGGTGCTGTTTGTGGTCTTGCTGTATTTTGTGGTAATCCTGCTCCAGCCATTTAAAACTCCTTAATCATTTGCACTTGAGTAAACTTATACCCAATATCTTGTAAAAAGCTTCTTGTCCATCCTGGACGTCCAGTTAAAGATAAAGCTGTGCATCCTTGTTGTTTAGCCCATTCAGTAATGTGCTTTTCTATTTCTTCAATTTCACTGATGTCTCCACCAGCTAAAAATACATGAATCATTTTCTTTCTTGGATACTGAGTAACTTGTGTAATTAATGCACAATTTTTACCAGGCCAAAATTCAACTCTTCCATTCATAACATCTTCAAAAATATCTTGAATATTATGAGTTCCATGAGAATACTCTAAAGCATCCTCAATCCATTTTTCACATCTTCTAAATTCTTTTACCCAATGTGGTTCGTATTGGGAATAGTCTAATGGCATTACTTAATTTTACCGCCACCACACATTGACTTAACATGTTCATGATGAACTTTATGTGAAGCTTTATGTGCATCATAATGCTCAGAATGGTGCTTATGTTGACCTTCTGTATGATGTTGTTTTAAGTGATCTACGTGATGTTTATGTTCCATAATGCTACCGCCTTTTTTATATTTTTTAGTAAATGGATCTTGATCTGGTTCTGTAGGTGCTGGAATTTTACCAGTATGTAAATTTTCCCAAGTTTTATCAGCATTAGCTTGCTGTTTAACTTGCTCTGCTTTAGTTTCTTTATCTAACTTTTCAGCTGCCTGTTTATATGGATCAGCCATATTAGCACCATTTGCCTTTAGTTTTGCCTTTTTGAGCAATACCATCAGCACGTGATGAAGCTGAACCGCCTTTAGCCATCTTTTTCATACCACCGCCACACATATTTTTAGGTTTCATAATCTTGCCAGAGTCACCTAAGTTTGTACCTTTTGTGTGACCACGTTTTTGAACTGCTGATTCACCGTGTTTTGTTAATTTATTAGAGCCTTTTTCAATATCTTCTGACATTGTACGAGGACCCATTGTTTCTCCACCTTTAGCCATTTTTTTCATATTTTTCATCATGCCACCTTTTCTTAATTTAGATAAATCTGTATGTTTACCATGATGCTCTTGAGTATCATGCATTCTAAAAGCTTTTTTTACAATAGCTTTGTCTTGTTTAATATCTTCTTTCATTAATTCTGCTTTACCACCTTTTTTCATACCTGGCATAGCTGGAGGAGCCATCATATTTTGAGCTGAGCCTGCTGTTGCCATAGGATTTACTTGAGGTGTAGCTAATGCTGGTGTACGCATAGCACGTGCAGCCATCATAGCCATTGCTGGGTTTACTGATTTTTTTTTCATAATTTTTCCTTAGTTACATTTCCAACGTTTTAGAGAAGCTGCTTTTCGTGTAGGTCTGCCTTTTTCGTCTTTCATAGGACCAGGCATTCCAGACATCCTAGCACAAAATGATCTTTTTCTAGCACCACCTTGTGGTTGTGGAGATTTTAAATGACTACCAGTAGCTGCATTATATTTAGCACGACCTTTAGCTGTAAGACCAGCACCTTTAGATACAGGTAACTTTTCACCACGACCAATAGCTAATGATACTCCACCTTTTTTCATTTTAGCAGTTTTAGCTGACTCTTTAAATGCTTTAGCTTTAGGTGCGCCTTTAGAACCAGGCTTACGCATATGTTCACCGCTTCCATGAGCTATACGCTCTTGTTTAGCATGAATGTTTGCATATAGTCCACCTTTAGCAAACTTCTTACCTTTATCGGCTTCAGCAAAATCTTTGCCAACCTTTTGAGGTATACCCACTTTCTTAGCAAAAGCTTTGTTATGAGCAACAGCTTCCATTAAGTTATGTTGTGCTTTAGACTTACTTGGCATCTTTTCTTAACCATTTTTGTACAGTTTTAGTTTCATATATACGAATAGTTGTCCAAACAATAGTCCATAAAGCTGCAAATGCTGGTAGCCAATTTAATATTGTTCCTACTACTGTAACTGTTGAAGCAAAATCAACTACTTGTTTTGTACTTTCATGCATGTGCGATATCATAGTTATTAACCTTTTGAACCTTCTGCAAAGTTTTTAATTAAGTAGCCTTCTACATTTACACCAATCTGTATTGTGCCTGTATCTGCATTTGCTTGCCACTGTAAGTCTGTTTTTTCAGTATATGCAAATGGAACAACACGTCTAATACTAAAGTTTTGTGTAAATGATGTTTCTAATACTGTTAATGCAACACCAGATACATTGTTTTTAGAATAAACTTGATAATTGACTGATGCAACACCGCCTGCTGCAATAGCTGCATTAATGTCTACACGTGTTAAGTAGAATGTATATCCAGCTGGAACTGTATAGATAGCTGCTTGTGATTTTCCAAGACCTATACTCATTGCTGCGTAAGTTACAGTTTTGCCTGCGTTACTTAATGATAATTTGCCAACGTTAGCAACACCTGATGCTAAAATCATACCATTAATTCTTAAATAACTATTTACTGTAGTTACACCTGTAGCGCCATTAGTAAGCACTAATGTTTCAGAAATTGGATTAAAATTTGCATCAAGGCCATTGATTAAAACTGAAACATTTGTGTCAGAAGCTGATGAACTATAAAGCAACATGGTTGTTGCAGATGCTGGGTATGTATATGCAGAAAGGTTTTCCCAAATTGGATACAATGTTGTTGTTAGCGCTGCTTGATAGCCAAAAATATTTTGTAACGAATGGCCAGTAACTTGACCACGTGCAACTTGCAATTCAAATGGTTCGTATTTGCCTACTTGAGTAATAGACCTAATTGTATTTAAATTTGCCATAATTAATCTCCTAAAGTTAGCGACAAGGGGCCGAAGCCCCTGTCAGATTAATTAATCAAAGTTACCGTATGGGTATGTTGTACCATTACCAATATTAGGATCAGTTTGAACATATTGTACAGTGATCGCAATTTGGCCAGCATTAACAGATGTTAAAGATGCAACAGTTAGTTTTAAACCAACAACTAATTGTGAGAACCATGTAGGTTGATTACCTGGTTGAATATTTTGAACATCTTGTAAAGTACCATTGATATTATCATATTGAGTTGTGCTAAATGTTGCAGTAGTACGACCAATAGATGAACCAGTGATAGAAGCTGAAGTACCATATACACCAGTTGTTGTAGCAAAGTCATTTGATACGTATGGTTGAATTGCTGTTACAGCATGTGTACCATCAGTTGGCTGAATAATGTTATCAATAAAGATGTTTTGAATGATAGAAGCTTGTGGTAATAAGAATACTGCACCACGATAGTTTGTACCAGTCGCATCAGCTGTTGGTAAGTTTGATGTTACTGCTGGACCTGTTGTGTTGTATGAACCAGCTTGTGGAGCGTAAATAGTTGCAACACTGTTTGGAATATTGTTAGATGTAACAAATATACCAGATGCTCCACCATAGTTAGCTGTGTTTGGAGTTGAGTTAGAAAAATCTAAATATATTGTTTGTGAAAGTAGTGAATAACCTACGTCACGTTGTGGACCAAATCGGTTATCACCAGATAAAATTGGACCTTCAAAAGTAGAACGAGCCATAATAATTTCCTTATGCAAAAGTTTTCTCTTATCAATCGTTGCATCGTCTGCTGGGGCAGTCCGATAAGAGCATCACCCAGATACATGTATTTTACTATAAATCAAAGCATAATGCCATGAAAAGACAATAAAAAAGCCCACTTTTTTAAGGTGGGCCTTCTTATTTTTATACCAACTTTTTTAAGGTTAGTATGAACCGTAAACACCTAGTGGATCAGATACACCGAATGAATAACGTTCACGTGATTTATAACGTACGTTACCAGTATCAAAGTCACCGTCCATAGAGTTTTGTAGAGGTGTTCTAACGAACATTTTAAGACCGTTAGGCACATCTGTTGTTAAGAACCAAGCATTAGTAGCTGTTAAGAAGTGGTTAATTGTATAACCTTCTGGTACAGCACCGTTGTTCTTGATTGCATTGATGTCGTTGTTGTTTGTACCAACACGGAGTTCTGTGTCAAGTAAACGTGTAGCAACGAATTGTAATGCAGGTGGAACAACTAGCTTTTTAGGTTTAGCAGCGATCAAGAGACCACGCTCATCAGTCCAACCAGCGATTTGAATAACAGCATTTTCTAAAGCTGTTTCGTTCAAGTCAGCAGGTGTTGATGGTGTGTTCGCATTAGTACCACCAGACACAAGAGGATGTGCTGTTGAGAATAATGGTTGACCGTCACCGTATGTGAAAGCAGCATTAAAGCCGTTATTTAAAACAGCAGCGCCTTTCACTTGTTTTGTGTAAGCCATAGCACGAGCTAAAGCTTTTGTGTAACGAGCTGATAAAGAATCATATAAGTTATCTTCAATAGCTTCTTCAGTTAAGCTGAAGCCAAGAGCGATAGTTTCATGATTGTATCGGGCTGTCCATGCTTCTTGAGCATTGTCATAAGCGATGGCTTGGCCTTCGTTTTTAACAGGAGCTGCTGAGAAGCCTGATAATTTTGTTTCTTCTTCAAAAGAACGCTCAGAAGTCTCAATTTCGTAGATTTCTTTATGTTCTTCACCATAACGAGCATACTCAAGACCAAACAAAGCGTTAAGGCCAGGTAATAACTCTTTTAGTAACTGCGCACGAGAAATAGCCATTTAAATATCTCCTTAAGCTGCGTAGTAGTTGTGAATACCGAAATTGATTTTCACAAGTACTTCTGGGTATGACGTAAATATAACGGTTGATCCAGTTGGAATTGAAACGTTCTTATCAGTAGTGATAGAAGTTGTACCAGCTGCATAACCACCTGAGTTAGCAACAAATGCACCAGTTTGGTAAGCAACACCATTCAAGATGTAAGAAATATCTGCACCTTGTGGAACTGCTGTTGGTAAACCAGAGCCTGTTAATGTAATAGTTGTACCTGGAGTACTTGCGTTACCGCCAGTAGCAGAAACAGCAGAAGCTGTATCAGGAACTAAACTTAATACACGGAATGGCAAGCCAGTTGATGGTGTAGCTGTTGGAGCAACTAAAGCGATTGAAGAATCACCAGTTGTTGCTGAACCAGCTAGATCAGAACCAGCTAAGTTTAAGCCAACGATTGCTAATGAACCAGAAGCGATTGTTGTAGAACCGCTTGAGTTTACTAACGCAGCTTTGAAAACTGTGTCAGGATCATCACATACAATAGCTTGAATATCACCAGCAGCTACGCTACCAGGATAGTTTTGGCTAAATAATTTTTGTTTTGTTGTTGGGTTTGTGTAAGAACAGCCCAAGAACACACCAATAGTTTGTTTACCTGATGTGCTGTTAGTGATAGCAGCACGAGTAACTAAACCAGAAGTGAGTGTTACGAAGTCACCGTAAGAAATTGCTGTGCCATAGTTATTTTGGATCGTATAATTACGTGTTGATCCAGCAAAAACTTGACCACCAATTAGATTTACGGGCTTAAAACCATATGGTGCTGAAACGGTTGGATAAGCCATATTTTACTCCTAATTGTTAATGTTAGTCTTTTTTACCAAAAGATACTGTAGACTTCTTCTCAGAGAAAAGAGGCATACGAGCATCGTTTTGTCTCATAAAACTATTGTCTACTGCTTCAGCTTGTGATTGTGTCATGTTAGCTTCGTATTCCATACGTTGCTTAACAAACTCTTCAGGCGCTTTACAGAGCAATAATCCACCGATCTCAATGTTGTCTTTATACTGACTATTGGGATCAGCTAACAGTTTAAATTTAGGTTGCTCAGTTAATGTTACAGGTTCCCAACCTTCACGCATTCTCATGGAAAGATTACGGGGATCTGCTACATTCAACATTGAAACTCTAATCCATCTATAAGCAAAACCAGGCTGTTTATCTGGTTCTGGTAATAACTCAGGAGGTGTCCAAGCTTTTGGACGCTCTGCTAATTGACGGTTATCTACTTCACGGGGAATTCTATTTTCAGCCATTTTGGGACTCCAATTTAGTTAATTCCATAGCATATTGCTCTGGAGAAAGTTTGAACTTCTTAGCCAAAGCTAATTGTGTCTGCGTAAGTCTAATCTTTTTTGGGGATGTAGAACGAGTAGCAGGCGCTACGACCGTTGAGGATTTTTTAACTGCTGAATCTTTGGTTTCTGCAGGTGATTCTTCAGAGAATTTCTCTGGAAATCGTTTACGCATCTCGGTATCTATAGAATTCCAGTATTGATCAGAGCCAGTTTGCACTCCATCACGTTCTAGTCGTCTATGAATACCCATTGCGAGGAAACTCATGTCGTCATCTGTACCATACCAGCTATTTTTGTCTAGCCATGCTTGGGTTTTTGGGTCCAAACGGGCAGGTTGTGACTGTTGTAACTGTGATTGTACAGCATTTTCTTGATTTTTGAAAGATTCTTCGTCATATTTGAACTTATAATTATCATATTGGTTCATTTTTAGCTTAGCTTCAGTTAATTTCTCCTGAGCATCTACTAATAATTCAGAATCTCCAGAATCATAAGCCTCTTTATAGGCTTTTTTAGCTATTTCTAGCTCACGTGCAGCTGATAATTTTACATTATCTACTAAAACTTTCTCGCCAGAGGTTAAATTCTCTTTAAGCTTTTTGTTTTCTTCAATAATAGCTTGTGCTACACGAACAGCTTCTTGTTGTTCACGTAAAGCTTGTTCTTTTTCTCTACGTTCATCATTAATAAGCTTCTTCATTTGTAATAAACGTTGTTTAGCTTCTTTGGAATATTCTTCCAAATCATCTTTTTCAATGTCTTCTACTATTTCTTTTGGTAAAGGCGTTGCATTTTTCTGATCTTCTTCTGGGCGATCATCAACCACCTCAATTTCAATATCAGAATCTACAGGCGTTTCTACCTTTTTTTCCTGTTCTACTTCATCAGGAAACTTAAATTCTAAATCTGCCATGATATTTCTCCTTAAACTCGGCTAATTCCACGAGGATCTTGAACTACAGCCTCTACGGAATCATCATTGATTATTCTAAATTCACGACCATGAATCTTGAGTCGTGTGCCAGAGTTAGGACGTGCTAAGATAAAGTCACCTTCTTTGCACCAAGGGCCAGTTGGGAAACGTTTATCATCTTTGTAACAATCAGGACCAAGTTTAACTACAAAAAATACCGTAGATAATACTTCTTCATTTCTCATTGTTTCTGTTGATTTGACAATACCACTATCAAATTTATCTTCAGCTTCTGGGAGTGCGCATAAAATGCGATATCCTCTTGGTTCTGGAAGCTGTCTTGCTTTTTCTTCATCCGTTTGGGGAAGTGTTGTTGCTGCGTTTACATCATCGGGGTTTGAGCCGATTAGTATTTCACTCATCCGAGTTCTCCATGTGTTGTTTTAGGTCTTTGATATAACGATATACGATAAGAAGACCTGAAATCTTTCCGCATATATTTTGGTATTCAGCATAGTCTTTGGCCATGCCAGTACCTAAATGTTCTTGTAGGTTTGCTACTTGATCATTGATTTCTTTTAGAACTGCATCTAGTTCATTCATTTAGTTTCCTTGTTTGAAGGTTGAGGTTTGTTTGCTGCTGCTTTTGCTTGTTGAGCCATTTGATTGTTATGTTTTTTTAGATCTATAGCCATGCGTAACTTATCAGTTTCATTTTGTTGTTGCATTTGCATCTTAGATCTACCAACTTCATTTCCAATCTTCATGCCTTCTATTCTTTCTTTAGCTGCTAATTGAGCTTTATCAGATTGAACTTTTGCACCTACTTGCATACCAGCAATTTCTTTTTGTGCTGCGATACGTTGTTTTTCAATCTCAAGTTGATCAGCTTTAGCGGCTGCTTCAATTTGCATTTTCTTCATCTTAATATCAATCTCTTGAGCTTTAAGTTGAAGTTCTTTCATTTGCATTTGAATGACAGGATCTTGAGCTGCTTGTTGCGCTTGTTGTGCTGCCATAGCTGTTTGATTTTGATTAAGCAATTGTTGAGCAAACGGAACAGCTTTTTGTGTGATAGCCATTTCCATTTGTGGAGACATTGGAGCTGTATCATCATCAGTAAATGGTATAGGCATGCCAGCCATTTGTTCTAGTTGACGTTGATATTCCATGCCTACATGTTCAGTAATATGTGCTTGCATTGCAGCCATAATGACTGGTGCTTGTGGATTTTGACCAATAAGTTGTTTAATCTTAGGATCATTCATTGCAGCCATATGAATCTTAATGTGTGCTTGATGATCTTGATATGGGAAAGCTTTTAAAGGTTTTCCAGCTAAAGCTTGTACATTTTCTGATACAGCATTGACTGGTTTCATATCTTCTGGAATAGCCACTAACTTATCAGCATTCTTAATGCCTAATGCTTCTAACATTTGACGATGTAAGTATGGTAAGTTATAAAGTTGTGGTGCTGTTTGAGATAGTTGTAATACAGCTTGGTATTGAACAACTTTTTGTGACATGGTAGCTGCATTAGGATCTGATACTGGAATGATATTAACCATTGAGTAATCAGACTTACGAGCTTTACGATCACCACTAGAAGGTTCATATGAATAATCTTCTGGTGCATATTCAGCAATAATAAGTTTTAATAACTTAAATTCTTTTTTCATTGCAAAGTGAATACGAGCTTGAATAGCTGACATCACTTTTAGAGTTCTTTCAAGAATAGCTAATGTAGTTCCTACAGGACTATTTGCTGACATATCTGAAACTTTTAAGTCACCAGCTGCAGCAAAACGTCTGCCTTCATCAATAATTTGATTAAGTAATTGAATAAGAGTTTGTGATGGTTCTTTATAAGGCAATGGCATGATGTTATCTTTCATCGTTCCAGATGGAACGTCTACATCACGGAATTCGCCTGGAGCAATCGGTGTATCATCACCTTTAACTCTAAGGCCTCTTGTTTTAAATCCACCAGGTAGGTTTGCTAGTGATCCAGCGTCTACTAATTGTCTAAGTATGGATGTTCCAGATTTAGCAAAACCGCCTATTAAGTGGATAAGACCAAACGCATAAATACCAAAACCTGGTATGTATGTGTAATGTACAAAGTGTTGACGCTTTTGATGAGTATCATCATCTGGATCCCAGTTACGTCTAATTGCTAAAATTGTACTTGTATTCTTTTCAATAGTGACTACATAAGGAAGAGCTAATCCTGTAGGCTCACCATTTTTATCTGTGTGTTCAAAACCTGGTAAGTCTAAGTCAACATGCATCTCTAAGATCTTGTAACGATCATCAGTCGTTGCACGGAAACCTAACTTCTCAGCAATCTTTTTTTCAACTTCATCAAGTGATGATTCAGGTGCGCCTAAATCTACATCACGATAGAATCCAGCGAGCTGAAGTCTTTTTAATTCATTTTCAGTCTTACGCATTACATGAGTAACACGTTCAGCTTGTTCAAGACTTGATGCACCATAAGGCATCACTAAGTCTTCTGCTGGTACATACATAGATACTTGACGATCTAATGCTGGATCAACATAAACCTTTTTAAATCCATTACCAGATAATGCTACACCCCATAACATTCTTTCATGTTCAGGTCTATATTCTGGCATGGCATCAGTTAATTCATAGTTCATGTCAGCAACGACACGTTCCATGGCATCTTTTTTATCTTGTGTTTCTTTACCAATAATCTCGCCTTTTACAGGACCAGATGCTGGGAAAGTATCCATAAT